CATCAGCATTTACACATGACAGACGGCACAAATTCGGAGCCAGCAATTGACCAGAAGCGACGCGAATTATCTGATAGAATTGCTCGCCTCGGCTGAGTCTCCGGAGGATCTGCAGGCCGTTGAAGAGTTGCTGGCAGAACAGGAGCGAGCCGAACGAACGCGGGATAAGTGGGTATGCCGGACGCTGGCAGAAGTAGCTGAGTTCTTTGGACTTGCGGTCCAGACCGTGAAGCAATGGCGAATCGAATCGCCACCAATGCCGGGAGCTGATGGCAAGTATCCACTTCGGGACATTGTCCAGTGGCGACTGAACAAGCTGGCAGGCAGCTCGGTGCTGGACGCAAAGCGGCAAGCGGATCTGGAGTCGATTAAGTTGGTGAACGAAAAGCGGGCGATGGAAAACGCTCAGAAGCGGGGACTGCTGATTGAGCGGGAAGAGGTTGAAAGGGACATGGCCTTGCTGTGGAGCCGTCTAGCTGCACGCCTGACGGGGGTTGCCGATCGGGTGACGACGCTGGTTCCTGCGGATCTGAAGGCGACAACAAAAGACAGAGTCGAACAGGAAATCCGGATCATTCAAAAAGAGTTTGTCGATTCACTGGGAGATTTGATTTGAGCCGGCTGGTGGTCGAAGTCTGTCGAGAAATGATGCGACCGCGGATACAGGAATCTGCTGCGGATTGGCTTCGTACGTCGTTCTATGACATCACGGGCCGGGCGTTCGATGAAAGTATGGTCCCGTGGGTTACGGCTCCGCAGGGACCGTGTTGGGCATACGACAGCCAGCAATTCAGAACGATCTGGCTGCAATGGGCCGCACGAATGTTCAAAACCAACTTCGGGCTGGCGATGTTGATGCGTGGCATGGACCAGCGACCCGAAGAGACTATGTTCGCTACGCCTGACGAGACGAACTGTAAGAGCGTATTCGGGCGGCTCTGGAAGATGATTGAGAACTGCCCACGGCTACGCGATCAGACACCGATTCTGCAGAGGCAATCGAAGACCAGAATCCAGTTGCGACGGTCTGTGTGTCATGGTGCCTGGCCGCGGGGCAAAAGCAGACTGGCTGACAAGTCGATCAGGACCGGGCACGGAAACGAAATTGACAAGTGGGTTCAGGAAATGACATCCACCGAAGGCGATCCGTTGGAGCGATTTCGCAAACGCGGGGCCGAATACCCTGATCGGAAATTCGTTCTGGAATCAACGCCGAGCGTGAGAGGGAAAAGCAGCGTTGAAACAGGGCTGTTGCAGTCTACGCATCATCGGTATTGGGTCCCTTGCCCGTTGTGTCACAAGTTTCAAACGATTGAGTTTGGCGATGGGCAACGGGCGGGCGGGATATTCTTTGAAAAGCTGTCGAGCGGTCAATCGGACAAGGAACTGGCCAGACGTACGGCGTATTATGTTTGCAGGCACTGCGAAGGTCATATTTCGGACATGCACAGGCCGCAAATGATGACGCAAGGCGTCTGGATTCCGGCAGGATGTGAGCCGGATCATGAGAAAGCAATGACAGCGAGGGACTTAGCGCCCGATGATTTGTCATGGATGACGGGCGAGCCGACGCGATGGGGACTGGAATACGGCTGTCAAATCAGCGTTTTTTATGCTCTTTTCCACGGTTGGGGGCAAATTGCAGCCGATTTCGTCGGAAAGTGCAAAAACCCAGCAAAATTGAGGCAATGGATTAACGAGGACAAGGGCGAAACATGGGAGCCGCGACGGTCAAAATCAACGCCGGAAAGGGTTGGTGAGCGTCTAAAAACGTCAATTCCGCGGGGTGTTTGCCCGGATTGGGGGCGATTGCTGACTGTAACAATCGACCAGCAAGCCGCAGACGGCGGTTTTAGGCTGTGGGTGGTGCTGGCTCATGGTACTGATTGGCGTTCGCATGTTGTCGATTATGGGCTGAGTCTCACGCTGGAAGAAATATGGAATGACATCGTAAGCAAGGGGTATGTTCATGCCGACGGCGGGAATCATATCATGCCGCGGGCTGTGTCTGCGGATAGCGGATGGAATACGAAGGCCACCTACGACTTCTGCAACTCGCATCAGGGCATGGTTCCCTGCAAGGGAGCCAATACGGACCTGCAAGGCAAGCCGTACAAACTGAATGCGGTAATGGATGGCGATCATAAGGGCCAGTTGCTGTTTACCGTTGCAACTGACTACTGGGAAACAGACCTGCAGGCGAGACTTGAAGACCGCGCGCCGGGTGAGGCCGAAAGTCTGTCATTGTGTGCAGGTGCAGAACGCGATGGCGAGTTTTTGGAACAGCTCTGTAATGCGACAATTGACGACAGGATTGACAGCCGCGGGAATGCGAAACTGCTGTGGGTGAAAAAAGACGAAAACGCAGGGAATGACTTTCGTGATGCGGTGCGGTATGGATTAGCGTTGGCTGTCTGTTATGCTGATGAAAATGGCGGGTTCCCTGCCAGGTCAGAAATCAAAACAAAGCGGAGTGTAATCAATGCAGGCGAGGGACGGCCGGACGGCAGGAGTTGGCATGAATAAATCACACGGAAGCGGCAAGCGACCTGAAAACAAAACAACATCGCAGCCGACGGAACCGATTCGGCAGATTGAAGAATATCGCAAGTGTCCAGTATGTCACGAAGGTCGCGGAGGGTATGGCGTGGCATATTCAACGCAGGGGCAAACGCGGTACTATCGGTGCTGCAAATCTAACAAGCCGAATGGATTTCCCTGCGGTCATACGTGGTCTGTTCGAGTCGTGTTGTCGTCTGTCGTTGTCGAGCATAAACAGGTGTTTCCTGACGGCCAACGCTGATTGGTATTGTTGGTAATGCAATTGATGCGAGTTGTCACACAATTGCAGGCATGACAGACGCGAATGATTTACTTTCTGCAACCAACGCGGCGATTCTGGCCTGTTTAACGGCACAGGATTACACAATCGCGGGCCGTCGAAAGACGATGGCACAACTGACGCAGTTGCAGGAATTCCGCAAGTCACTGATGGATGAAATCAGCAACGGCGGATCTGGTGGCGGTATGGCAACCCTTCTCAGCATGGGGGAGCCAACCGTATGAACATTCTTGACAGGTTCATCGCATACTTTGCACCTGAGGTCGGAACGCGACGCATGGCCGCGCGTGCGACGTTGCAGCAGATTGCACAATTGACAGGAGCGGCAACTGGACCTTATCAGGCCGCAAAGATCAATCGACTGAATTCTCAGCGGCGAATTGTCAGCAAAGAAAACGAGGTCAGCGGGGCCACGATTGATTCGCTTCGGGCGGACTCATGGCAGTTGTATCGGAACAACCCTTCTGCCAGAAAGATCGTCCGCAGTATCACGGCAAAAGTTGTTGGCAAGCGGGGAATGAATCCTGAATCGCTGGCGATGAACGAAGACGGTTCGCCGGCGGTTGAGTTCAGGCAGAAAGCACAAGAGCTGTGGGCGAGAATCCAGAGCGGTTTTGACGCGCGAGGACTTCCAGGAAAAGGCGGCTCGACTTTTGCGGACCTGCAAAAACTGGCTTTGAAAAGCACGATTCTTTCGGGTGATTGTGCTTACCGATTGCGAGCAATTGACGCGACGAAACAGCGACAGCATGATCTGCCAATTGCGATGGCATTGCAGTTGATTGACACATGTCGATTTGCTGATGAAAACGAACTGGTATCGCAGCAGGTACCTGACGGAAATACGATATTCCGCGGCGTTGAAATCAATCCGGACGGCGAACGAGTCGCCTATTGGATCAGGGTTCAGCCTGCATACGCGGCGGCAAATCAAGTCGGCAACGTTAAGCGTTTTTTGATTGCTGAGATCGGGCATCTGTACGTTGAAGAAGATATCGACCAACTGAGAGGGACGCCGTGGTTTGCGAGTGCGATAACAAACATCCGCGACACGGGCGACCTGAATTACAACGTGCTGAAGGCAACCGCAATGGCGGCGTGTATTGTCGGCACATACGCGAAGCCAACTGGGGCAAGTCGAGTTGGGCTGAATGCTGGACTGTCACCAGTGCAGACATCCGCAGACGGAACCGACCTGACAGATAGTGACGGAAACACGGTGACAAAGCTGCAACCTGCCATGCTGCTGAATGTCGGCAAAGATGGCAAGTTCGAGCTGCATTCGCCGAGTCAGCCTAACATGAATCCGGAAGGGTTTGTGCAGCACCTCCAGCGAATGACCGCGGGAGCATTCCCGGGCGTCAAGTCGAGTACGATCACAGGCGACTATCGCAACAGTTCATTCAGCAGCGAGCGATCTGCAGATAACGACGCATGGCCGGAGTTGCATGACATTCAACAGTGGTTTTCGTCTTCGTTCTGTCAGCCGATTTATGAGAGTGTCATTCGGGCTGGGGTAATGTCCGGATTCTTTGATGGCATTGTTTCAGCAGAGGAATTCTCGGCAAATCCTGGGCGTTTTTCGGTGGCGAATTGGCAAGGGCCAGTGGCTCTTTCAATCAATCCGCGAGACGACGCAGAAGCAGCAGCGGCAAGAATTAAAGCAGGGCTGAGTTCGCCACAAATGGAATGCGGCAAGGTGAATACAAACTGGCGAGACGTACTGAATGACGTGGCTGAAATCTATGCCGTAGCACAACAGAAAGGCATCCCGCAAGAGGTCGTCAATAACATTATGGGAGTCGATAGCGGCGACCAATTAAAGGCACAGCAGGCCGCACAAGAATCAGCAGGAGCGACTGTCAATGCGTAAAAGATCACTGGCAACAATGGCAACTGATCCGGGGTTTCGGTCACTGGAAGTCAGGGCCGCAAGTTTTGACGAAGCGGCACGAAGCGTTGAGGCAATCATCAGCACGGAAACGCCGGTACTGATGGCCGACTGGGGCCGGATGGAAATGGTTCCTGAGGTGTTGTTGTCGAAGGGTGCAGAGTACCCAAAATCACGACAGGTGCCGTTTCTGGATTCACACAATCGGTATTCAGTGAAAGACCAGTTGGGCAGCGTTCGGGCTATCACTGTCAACAATGACAACCTAAGTGCCACGTTGGTGTTTAGTCGAGCAATGCACGCAGAAGAAGCCTTCGCGGGCGTGCGTGATGGGCATATTACCGATGTGTCTGTGGGCTATGACGTGCTGAAACGCCAATACGTTCCGGAAGGACAGAAGAAGACAATAGGGGGCCGGGAGTTTACTGGTCCCGTGAATGTAGTGACGAAGTGGCGACTGCGAGAAGTCTCGTTGACTCCTATCGGTGCAGACGCACAAGCAAAGCTGCGAGGACTCGATCCGGCAGCGGTTCGGTTCCTCGATGAAAGGGTGTTTGAGATGAATGAAGAATTGAGAGCGTTGCTTGTGGCAAAGGGTATGCCCGCAAGCTACACCGACGAACAGGCCCAGAGATGGCTAATTGACAACAGCAGTAAGCTGGCAGACAAGCCAGCAGGAGCCACTACCGCAGAACCGGCAAGGACTGATTCTGGCATCACCGCTGAGTCACTTGCCACCATGATTGAGGCTGCAACCCGCAAGGCTGTTGCCGATCAGGCTGCACGTCGTGACGCTGCTGACCGCGAGATCCGGAGCCTGTGCGATCTGGCAGAACTGCCGGGCGAATTCGACGCCTGTCGTAATCTGACAGACGTGGCGGCCGTTCGCGAGCATTTGGCGAAGAAGAAGGCCGAATTGGCATCGACCATTCCCTATGGGGCTTCTGTGCGTTTTGGCACAACTGGTGCCGAGCGACTGACGACTGACCTGCGATCAGTGATGATCGAAAAGGCCGTCCGATCTGCCACCAACGGCGATCAGAAGTTGATGGAGCGACATCTGTCAGAATCGGAGCGAAAGGCACCTGAGCAATTCAGGCACGCTACGCTGATGGACATGGCGACTGAATTTGTTCGGGCACAGGGCATTCAGACTCTGGGACTGACGCGCGAACAGATTGCTATCACTGCAATGTTTGGGCCTGAAAAAGCCGGCATTCGTGGAACGCGATCAGACAGCGCCTACCATGGCACGGGCAGCTTTGCCAACCTGACTCTGGACGCGATCAATAAGAGCATGATGATCGGATACCAGGAAGCTCCGCAGACTTGGCGGGGACCAATGCGACAGGGCGATAGCGTTCCGGACTTCAAGCAGATTAACCGTATGCGGTTGGGCGGCATTCCGAACTTGCCGGTCTGGAATGATCAGGACGAGCCTAACATGGCGAGCATGGCAGACGCCAAAGAGGCCTATGCCGTCGAAGCTCGTTCAATTGGAATTGACTTCAGTTACAAACTGTTGGTGAATGACGATATGTCGGCACTGACTCGCATTCCGCAAAGTCTCGGCGATGCGGCTGCGAGAACTGTCAATGCTGTGGCATGGGCACAGGTCACCAGCAACCCGCTGATGAGCGATGGCGTGGCGTTGTTCTCCGCTGTGACAGGTGCTCGCAAGCGACAGAATCGAAGCACGGGAACCAGCAACAACCCATCTGTGACATCGGTTGGAGCACTGACAAACCTGATGCGACAGATGCGAGGCGAGAACACTCCGGAAGGCGATGAAGGTCCAGACATTCTGAACCTGACACCGTCCTATTTGGTGGTCCCTTCAGCCTTGGAAGTTGTCGCAAATCAGTTGGTGAATTCGGCGTATGATCCTTCAAGTTCACAGAATACGATGGTTTACAATCCGGCCCGCACGCTGACACCAGTCATTGAGCCGTTGCTGGATGCGTCAAGTACAACCGGATGGTATTTGTTTGCCGCACCAACGCGAATCGACACCATTGAAGTGACGTTCCTTCAGGGGCAGGAAACTCCAGTTGTCCGAAACGAATTAGACTTCGGTACGCTGGCAATGCGGTACTTTGTGCTGCAAAGCGTAGCAGCGAAAGCACTGAATCATCGTGGCGTGCAGCAGCATACTAACGCTTGATTCTAAGAGAGATCCGGGGGCAGGTGTTCTGCCCCCGGTTTTGGCAGTTGTGAATAGCATGGTCCGTCAATAGCGGGGCTGCGAAAGGATGATGAAATGATTAGTCGAGGAACTGCAGAATTCTGCGAAATGTTTGACCGGGCACAGTCGTTCACGACAACGCCTGGGATGAACGGATGGACTGTTGCTGATACGTCGTCGTCCGGTACTCCGACCTACCTTTGCGTGACTGAAAACGGTGGAGCTGCACAGTTGACACTGGCAGCAACCAGCGAAGCGGAAAACGTTTGCTTGTATTTTAACGACGTCCTTCCATGGGACCTGCGTCAGTTGCAGTACGTCAAGTTCATTGCCAAGGTTTCCGGCATTGATTCCGTCACTACGTTGGCGTTCGGCGTGGGTTCTGCCCGCAACGATACGCTGGACAGTGTCGGGCATCTGGCATGGTTTCGCGTCGAAGGAAGTGCGTCCACCTCCGCGGTAGTTGTTGAGACTGATGACACAGTCAACGACAACGACGACAAAGCAACTGGACAGACATTAGGCAGCGTTTACAAAACGTTCCTGATTGACTTCAGTCAGGGCCTGTCTGACGTTCGATTCTATATCGAGGGCGAGCGAGTGGCGGCGGCTACCACGTTCACCATGGCAAGCGCAACCGCCGATCAGAATGTTCAGCCGATCATTCAGATTCAGAAGGCATCAGGCACGGGCGTTCCGTCGATTACGATTGCCGCAATTGAGGCATCTTACCGGTACGCCTACGGAGCCTGATAATGTCACTTCATGACATGATTGCCAGCGACGTTAATGACGTGTTTTTTTCGATGAGCGACTTCGCCATTCAGGTGCGTCGATACGTCAACGGAGACACGGCTAAACAGGTGCTGGCAACGGTCATTGTGACATGGTACCCAACAGCGGTTGATGAGTCTCGGGGCAGGGCGACGAAGCGACGTGGTGACATGCTGCTTCCGTCCTCTGTCCCGGTGACGATCAAAGATCAATTCAGGGTCGGGACTGACGTTGTTCAGGTTGAATCAATCGGAGCCGATGAAGACGGGATGCGATCTGTGATTATTGTCCAAGTGATTCCAGAAAGCCAAGGCGCGAAGCCAGTTAGAACGGGGTCATTCTGATGGCACGATTGGACCTGATGGGCGCAGTGAACAATGTTCGCACGATGCTGGCGGCGTGTTCGTCATGGCAGTCAATCTGTGGTGTTTCATCTTCTGCTGATGCTGCGAAACGAATCTATCGAGGCGGCGTCGAAGACGATGGCGAAGAGTCGTTGTGTCCGATGATTCTACTGCGGATTGATCCGTTACAGACCGATTTCACTGGCGACACATCGCGAGGCAAATTGACGGTTGAATGTCGAATTGAATTAGCGATTCCGGAAGACAAATCAGACTCGTATGAAGCACAGTACGTGTGGGTATGGGAAAAGCTGTCAGCGATTCTTGCGGATATCAATGCAAATGTGAATGGCTCCGGCGGGCTGATGATGCGAAGCCTGAACATGCCACTTGAGCCTGGGCCAATTGATCCGAACGACAATCACGGCAAACTAGAATGGGCAATGGTGTTGGGCATCGTAATTGAGATGTTGTGATGCTAAGCATTGAGCTACAGATTCAACGGTTCCAATTAACCGCACGAGCACATGCAAGATTGATGAGAGAAATCAATCGACGAATCATGGAGCGACAGGTTTCCGAACGTCTGCCAAAACACTTCACAGATGAGGCATATGCAGAGTACGGAGCAAGACGCCGCGGGACTGAATACGACAAGTACAAGAAACGAAAATTTGGGCACACATGGCCGAACGTCAGGACGGGAAGCCTAAAGAAAAACCTGAGACACAAAATCACGGCGACGCAATATGGTTCGAAGTTGGTGATGCGGTCCCGATTAATTAAACTGGATGAGAAGAAATGGGCGAACATGACGCCCGAAGAAAAACGAAAATACAGCAGGAAACAAAGACGTTTAGCGGGTTGGCAGAAGCGAGAAATTGCGAAGCTGTCAAAGAATGAAATCAGGCAAGAGAGAAAACGCCAGGCGAAAGAATACCGTAAAGGTGCGTTGTCTTTGGAATACAAGAGAGTCAGAAAAAGAAGGGTAAAGTGAAATGGCTATTGTCGCACTGGCTGATGTGATTTTTGGGGCCGCAACAATCCGGCAAGTGACAAACACGAATCATCAGACTGGCATGACGCTTCGCAAGGGAATGACCTCGGGCGGTGCCGTGATTGCCCAAGTGTCTGGTAAGAGCGCCGCAGAAGTCACGCAAATCACTTCGTCCGACCTTGCAACGCTTCTCGGGCTGAATACAGGGGCCTTTATTTCAGCAGGTGCGTTTGTGTCTGCTGGCACAATTACGGTGCCGCTGAAGGTCCGAGCAAATGGTGGCACGTTTGTATCAGGATCGGTAAACAAGTCGATCACGGGGGCGAACGGGTTTTTAGTTCCGACGTCAATTGAGTGTACGCAGGACGGCGACAATGCAACCTGTCAATCCGATCTGCATTGGTTGAGCGCTGACGGTGTGACAAAAGGGGCTGATGACGCGAGCGGATTGTCGTTGGGGGCACAATCCTTTAACGCCGATTTCGCTCTTGGTCCGGTCTATATCAATGCGACGTTGATTGTCGGGGTTCAGTCTGTCAGGATCACGCCAGGGCTTGAAATTGAAAAGCCTCCACTCGGTAGTGGTGCTGTGTGGCCAACGATGGCTATGATCAAGAGTATCGTTCCGACAATTGAAATCACGGTCAATGATTTTGACGCTGTGGCAAATACAATCGGCGACTTCACGGCGATAACATCGGCCAACTGCTATCTACGGAAGCGAGTTGATTCCGGAGTGTACTCAGTCAGCGCTGACAATATTCGATTCACGTTTGCAGCTGGATTGGCAGACACGAACTCAGTGACAGTCGCGAATATGGACGACGGCTCCGCAACGATTACACTACACGGCAAAACTCTCACGACATCAACTGCCGTTGCAATCCCATAGGATCATCATGCACTTTCTCGTATTTATCCCCA